GTTCGAGCTGAACGACAAGTTGGCGGTCAAGGGGATTGAGGGGATCTCCAAGAGCGCCTTCAACCGCAAGGCGATGCGGGTCGCCAATGCGGCGCGGAAGATTTCCGAGCGGCGGGCTTTGTTCGAGGGGATCGCGCCGCAGTTCACGCCGGAGCGGATCGCCGAGGCCGATATCGTCATCGGCGAGCTGATCAAGATCCTGATCACCGAACTCTTGGACCGCGACGCCGGCGAGTTCGACCCCAAGGGCGCGATGGAGCTGGCGCGGGCCTTCAAGCACACGATCGAGGGCCAGCGCCTTTCCGGCGACGCCAAGCGCCGGGCGATCGCGGAATTCGACAAGAAGGTGGGCGCGGCGGTCGAGACGGTCGCCAAGGTCAAGGGCATCACCGCCGAGGCCCGCAACCAGATCATGGAGCAGCTCGGCGTCATTCAGAAGGGGGCGTGAGATGGAGCCAACTCATGCCCAGGATCTCGCGCCAACGGTTCAATTCATCAATTTCGCTTTCTCGAGCCATCCAAGGTCGGTCGACGATAACCGCCATCCTCTGGCTCGGATAAACAATCCATTTTTGTCCCCCAAAACTTCCAAACACGGGCATCTGGCCGGCATCCTTGAACATTTCGATAATGTTGCGACCAACCGTCGTCTGAAGGTCTGCGGGCGAGTCAATCGCGCGGCAAACCACATACAGCTTTTCGAACGGCGTTCGCGGAGGGTCGAAGCTATCGATAGAGGCGACGACTCTGGCACGGTCGGGTCGCGTTTCGTCAGGCATCGACGGAATGCGGCGCCAAAGACAGTACCAGGTGCGGCACACGCCGGGACGCTCAGCATAGATGCCACAGCCTTTCCCGTTATTGTGGCCGCAGAGTTGGCCGGCCGGCTTCGCAAGGTTCTCGTCTCTAATTTCGAGAATTCGACAGCATTCGACGCAGTCTCCACACGTCCGACCAGGGACAAGGTGATCGAAAATCGTTTCTCCCGCTCCCTCCGAGCTGGCAGCTTCTTCCGTCAATTTTGCCTCCCAATACTGCGCAGACCGCTTATAGCGCTGGAGCAGATTGACGCACAATCGGCAAGGGCACGTACGCTATGAGCGCCCTTCCGACCGAAAAGGACGTCCGCTCGCCCCGCGCCATCACCGAGGCCGAATGGAAGAAGCTGCGGCTGGACAGCCTCGCGGCCGGGCTGCCAATCGGCGGGACGCCCGACAAGATTCTGATCGGCTGTCAGCAGCGGCTGTTGTCGACCGTCGCGCTTTTTCGCGTCACGGTGGTCGATAAAAGTCGCCGCACCGGCGCCACCTGGGGCGTCGGCGCGCTGGCCGTGCTCACCTCCGGCTCGGCGCGCTCGGCACAGGGCATGGATTCGCTCTATATCGGCTACAATCTCGATATGGCGCGCGAATTCATCGACTGTTGCGCCATATGGGCGCGGGCCTTCGACCAGGTCCTCGTCGGCGAGCTGGACGAATTCCTGTTTGACGACGGGCCGGACAAGAGCATTTCCGCCTTCCGGATCCGCTTCGCCTCGGGCTTCGAGATCGTGGCCCTGGCCTCGCGCCCCCGTTCGCTACGCGGCCGCCAGGGTTTCGTGATTATCGACGAGGCGGCATTCCACGACGATTTGAAAGAGCTGATGAAGGCCGCGCTCGCCCTGCTGATCTGGGGCGGCAAAGTGCTCGTCATCTCGACCCACAATGGCGAGGACAATTATTACAACACGCTGGTCAAGGAAGCCCGGAGCGGCGACAAGGGCTACGGCTATGTCCGGTTCGACTTCGACGACGCGCTGAAAGACGGGCTTTACCAGCGTGTCTGCCTGCGCACCGGCGAGACCTGGTCGATCGAGGCTGAGGCGGCCTGGCGCGCGGGGATCATCCGCGAATATGGCGAAGCGGCCGACGAGGAATTGTTCTGCATTCCGTCCGAAGGCTCCGGCGCCTGGCTCCCGGCGCCGCTGATCGAGGCGCGGGCGCGCCAGGGAATCCCGGTCGTGCGCCTGACCCGGCCGAAAAGCTTCGCCTTCTGGCCCGACCATCTGCGCCGCGCCGATATCGACGATTTCTGCGAACGCGAAATCCTGCCCGAGCTTCGCAAATGCGATCCGGCCTTGATGCATTTCATGGGCGGCGACTATGGCCGCGTCTCCGACCTTTCCGTGCTCTGGCCGCTGGCGATCCAGCGCACACTGCGGCGGACGACGCCCTTCGTCGTGGAAATGCGCGCCATTCCCTTCGACTGCCAGAAACAGGTCCAGAGCTACATCTTCAAGCGCCTGCCGCGCTTCTGCGGCTTCAAGGGCGACGCCACGGGCCTGGGCTTCGCGCTGGCCGAGGCCGCGCAGCAGGAGCTGGGCGAGCTGCGCGCCGAGGCCGTGATGCTCAACGTGCCCTGGTATCGCGAGAACGCCGAGCCGCTTAAAACCGCCTTTGAAGACGACATGATCGAGATCCCGGCCGATTCCGAAATCGTCGCCGATCTCCGCCTCGTCCAGGTCAAGGCGGGCGTGCCCTTCATGCCTGCCCTCAAGAGCGGCGCGCAGAAAGACCGCCATGGCGACTCGGCGGTCGCCCTGATGCTGGCCTATGCCGCGAGCCGCGGCCCGATTATGGCCTATGATTATGAGAGCGTGGGATCGCTCGCCGGGCGGAGTGGCGGCGATGAGGATCTACGTCTGCCGACGAAGGGAACCTATTGATGGACGCCCCACGCAAACCGACCACGGCCCAGCAGATCGAAGAGGAGAATCGCACCGGCATGCATGGGCCGAGCCCGATCCTCGGTCCGGACGGCCAGCCCTATCAGCGCCCGCTGTCGCTCCAGGAGAAGAAGGATCTGGCCGAGGAAGTCGCGCGGCCCGAGCTGATCGGGATGCGGACCTTCTGGGACCAGAGCGCGGCGTCGGGCCTGACCCCGGAGCGCCTGGCGCAGATGCTGCGCGGCTCGATCCGCGGCGATATCCGGCCCTATCTCGAACTCGCTGAGGAAATGGAGGAGCGGGATCCGCATTATTTCTCGGTTCTGGGCACGCGCAAAAGGGCCTTGTCGCGGATCGCGGCCTCCGTCGAGGAGGAAAAGGGTGTCGATAAAAAAATCATCGACGCGGTGCGCGACCTGGTCGAGGAGCCGGCGTTCCGCGACATGCTGCGCGACCTGGTCGACGCCTTCGGCAAGGGCTATTCGGCGTTCGAGATCATGTGGGGCGAGCGCGACGGGTTGTGGCGGCCGCAGGGCTATGTCTGGCGCGACCCGAAATATTTCACCTTCGACTATATTTCCCGAACCGAGCTGCGGCTCGCCGAACTGACGATGATCGACGGCAGCCTGTTGCCGCCCGCGAAATTCATCGTCCACCGGCCCAAGCTCAAGAGCGGCATTCCGATCCGCAGCGGCCTCGCGCGCATCGTCGCCTGGGCCTATCTGTTCAAGAACTATTCGCTCAAGGACTGGCAGGTCTTCCTCGATGTCTTCGGCATGCCGATCCGGCTCGGCAAATATCACCCTGCCGCGACCCCCGAGGAGCGCCGCAAGCTCCTCACGGCGGTCGCTTCGATCGCGGTCGACGCCGCCGCGATCATTCCCGAGAGCATGGCGGTCGAATTCATCGAAGCCAAGCAGAACGGCGGCCAGCCTTTCGAGGACATGTGCCGCTATCTCGACGAGCAGATCTCGAAGGCGGTGCTCGGTCAGACGATGTCGACCGACGGCCACGCCGGCGGCCTGGCGCAGGCGAAGATCCACAACCAGGTGCGCATCGACATTCTGGAGGACGACGCCGACCAGATCGGAACGACGATCAACCGCGACCTGATCGCCTGGTTCGTCCGGCTCAACTGGGGCGACAAGGCGGATGCGCCGCGCGTGGTCTTTCCGGTGGCGGAGCCCGAGGACGTCGCTGTCCTGTCCGACGCCTTGGCGAAGCTCGTCCCGGTCGGCCTGCGGGTTTCGGCGCAGGAAATTCGCGAGAAGATCGGCGTGCGCGAGCCGGAGGACGGCGAGGAGGTGCTCGAGGCGCCCAAGCCGGCGGCGGCCGCCGCCGATTCGAGCGACCCCTCCACCAATCCGATCACGTCAGGATATGAGCGCGACGCCAGCCTCAATCGCCAGCGCTACCGCATGGGCGGAATCTGTCCATGCGGCTGCGGCAAACCGCTGGCGCGAACCGCTTTTAACGCGCAGGTCCTTCCGCCCGCGACGGAGCCCGATGAGATCGACCGGATCGGCCAAGAGGAGGCGGACGAATGGGAGCCGCAGCTCTCGCCTCTCATTGAAGCGATCATGAAGGCGGCGGCCGAGAGCGGAACATACGAGGAATTCGCGGCGGCGCTCGACGGCCTCGCCGCGGCGATCGATGTCGATCCGCTGGCCAAGCGCCTCATGATCTCGGCGATGAAGGCTCGCGGCTTCGGCGAAGGCTCCGGGCCGAGCGGACGGCTGGGCAAAAGCTGATGGCAGGCGCCGAACCGTCCGACCTCTTCGCCAAGCCACCGGCCGAGGTCCTGCGCTTTTTCGACGCCAAGGGCGTCAAGCCGTCGTTCGACTGGCGCGACTTCTCCTTCGAGGAACATGCCCACGCCTTCACAGTGGCCAAATCCGCCGGCTACGACATCCTCGGCGACGTCAAGGGCGCGCTTTCCAAGGCCATTCACGAGCGCCAGGATTTCGCGGACTTCCGCAAGGAGCTGGAGCCGCTTCTGGAGGCCAAGGGCTGGTGGGGCAAGAAAATAAAGCGCGACCCGCTCACCGGCGAGGAAAAAGAGGTCCAGCTCGGCTCCGTGCGCCGGCTCAAGACGATCTATTGGGCCAATGTCAACACGGCCTACGCCGCCGGCGAATGGGAGCGCATCCAGCGCACCAAGCGGGTTCTGCCCTTTCTCGAATATCTGATCTCGACCGCCGACCACAAACGCATGGAGCACCTCGCCTGGGTCGGGACCATCCTTCCCGTCGACGATGAATGGTGGGAC